TAATGGAAGTCGGCGCATTTGGTCTTGGTTCAAAAGCTCTGCCAGCTTTCCCCACAGATTTCAATTCTCAAAAAACCTTTAATACGGGTTTCTATGACACGTCAGTATCATCGGGTGTACCCGATGGACAACTTGTATTTTTAAATCGTGGGTACTGGGTGAAAGGTATTGTGTTCCCTGTGAGTGGAGCACCTCAATTTCTACACGGTAGTTATGATTCAACAGCTTTCCAATTGTATCCACTTTTGATAAGTGGGCTTAATACAACAACAGACTCGAACGGTTTTATCAAAGCTGCCTCTCCCGTTGTTAAATTGTTTGCAGATAAAATCGAACCTAACGATGAAGCAGCCGAACAACCACTTTCATTTGAGAAGTTGGGTATTGGTCATTATTTAGTTAAAGGTTCTTCTGGATTCGCTAAAGAAGGCTGGTGGATTGAAATTCCTACAGACACTCATGGCAATAAGATTTGTGCAGTTGAATATCAGACATTGGAAAATGGTGATCTTGAAATTAAGACATTCAAGAAAAAGCTAAATGATGAGGGCGATATAGTTGCAAATCTTGATGCACCAATCGATATTCCGAACAATGCAAATGGTGAGCCGCGCTGGATTGATATTCGTTTAAACAGTATCAAGAAGACAATCGTCAGAAAAATTCCACGTACTGAAAAACAACCGCGTATGGTCCAGCAAGTAAAATATGCACCGCAATTGACCTATATCACTAAATACGAAGATTTATTTGATGATGAAGGAAAAGCTGTAATTGTGGATGGTAAGAACTATAAAAAGCCAGTAACCCACATTCAAACTGATCAAAACGGTACGCCTATTTTGTCGAATCAACCAGTCATTAATGAAAATGGTGAGCCAGTTTTTGAATGGGTTCAGGCGGTTGATAGTGAAGGAAATCCTGTTTTTGATGATGTGCCAGTCTTAGACAAAGATGGAAATCCAATCTATGACGAGGTGACTTATGACCCTGAATAGTGATTTCCAGAAGCTGTATGTTGATGGATTAATTCATTTGTATGAACTAGATGCCAGCAGCTTAGGTGCTGGCATCTTGCGTTTTCACGGGCATATTTCTTTTCAAGATTGGGAGAAAATCTACTCTTCAATTGGTTCAAGTGGTCTGATCGGTGCCGACTCTGGCAGCATTGGCAAAGTTTTTGATGCTGGCGATCAAAAAGTATGGAACCGCAATATTATTTGGCAAGGACAAGTTTTTGAGCCGATGGCACTTGAAGTATCTGGTCTTGAAATGCGATCAGATGGTAAAGCTTCAGCACCCACTTTAAGCATGGCGAACAATATTAACGGCATTCAAAATGCTGTGTCTGCTTACTGTTTGCAGTTTAAAGACTTTGCTGGGGCTAAGCTTAAAGTCATTACGACACTTGCTAAATACTTAGATGCTGAAAACTTCACAGAAGGCAATCCAACTGCTTCCAATGAGTTTAAAGAGCAGCTTTGGTATATCGAGCAAAAAACATCTGAAAACGCCCAGCAAGTAACTTTTGAGCTTTCAAACCCAATCGATTTTGAAGGGTTGAAAATTCCTGTACGTCAAATTACATCATTATGCCATTGGTGCATGATGGGGAAGTATCGCGGCGAAGAGTGTGGTTACACAGGTGTAGCAATGTTCACCGATAAAGATGAGCCTACCAATGATCCAGCTTTAGATCGATGTGGTGGGCGCCTGCGGTCTTGCCGCTTGCGATTTGGTGAAAATAAGCCATTGCCTTTTGGCGGGTTCCCTGCATCAAGTTTATTGTGAGGTTTTATGAATATCTTACTTGGAATAATTTATGGGATGGTAGGGACGCTAATCATTCATTTTCTAAGCTATGCGGTTCACTTTGTCATTCTAAGATTAAGAAAGATTAAAGAGAAAAAAGCTTATTTAATTAAATTTAGCTGCCCTTGTGGTGGGTTTTTTGAACCAACAGGTAAAGTATATCTTACTTATCCAACTCAAAAGCAGCGGAAGTGCACAAAATGTGGAAACTGTAAGGGGTTTTTCTAAATGAAGCTTACAGCAAAACTTAAAAAAGCAATCATGGCCCATGCGGATGAATGCTATCCACACGAGTGCTGTGGGGTGATTATTGATAAGCAATATATTCCTTGTCGCAATATTTCTAAAAACTCTGATCAATTCGAAATCCATCCAGAAGATTTAGCTATAGCAGAAGACCAGGGCGAGATATTAGCGTATGTGCATTCCCATCCAGATGGAACAACAAGAGCATCGGAACTCGATCTGATTCAGATTGAACTACATAAAAAGCCATGGGTAATTTGTTCATATCCGGATCTGGATTTTCAAATCTACGAGCCGTGTGATTATCGCGCCCCTTTAGTGGGGCGTAATTATTTTCATGGCTGGCAAGATTGCTATGCGCTTGTACGTGATTTTTATAGTCGTGAATTAGGTATAGAGCTTATGGATTTTAAGCGGGATGATGCATGGTGGGAAGATAAAGACCATCCATCACTTTACCTTGAAAATTACGAAAAAGCAGGTTTCTTTGAAGTTGATACACCGCAGTATGGCGATATGCTTGTTTGTCGTGTTGGGCGTACCGAGCATCCAAATCATGCAGTTATATGGTTGGGTAATAATGGGCAGCTTAAATCGGAACAAACTGAGCATTGCATCGGTTCAAGTTTAATCCTTCATCATCCGTATAACCGTAAATCTGTGCGGGAAATATATGGCCAACAGTGGAAAGATCGCACGGTAAAAATCTTGAGGCATAGAGATGTTAAAAACAATTAAGTTGTACGGCATCTTGGGGCAAAAGTTCGGTCGTGAATTTAAGCTCGATGTCGCAAATACGCGTGAAGCCATGCGTGCTTTATCAGTTCAGATCGCTGGCTTTGAGCATTTTATGTTGCATGCACATGAGCAGGGCCTACGCTTTGCCGTGTTTTTAAAAAGAAAGAACTCAAGTAATAAACGAGGCAAGAAACGCCCAGCCATTTACGATCATGAAACTAAGCGCCTAATCACTGGTGACAATATCGGTGAAGAGCAGCTAGACATGAATACTGAAGCAGACACTATTCATATCGTCCCGCGTGTAATGGGGGCTGGTGGCAATAATGGGATTTTGCAACTTGTACTTGGTGCGATTCTGATAGCTGCTTCATTTATACCAGGTATTGGTCAGGCTGCTCAGGTTGCATTGATAGGTGCAGGTGCTGGCATGGCTATGGGAGGGGTTGCATCAATGCTCATGCCAAAAATTGATAATACTCAAGACCAAAACCAAGATGGCAACCGTGCCAACAAAGGCTTTGGCGGTGCAGTAACTACAGTTGCACAAGGTAATCCTGTTCCAATTCTTTATGGTCAACGGGAAATCGGCGGCTTCATTATCAGTGCTGGTCAATATCCTGAAGATCAGATGTAAATTTTAATTATTTAACAGGCGCTTTCTAGCGCCTTTTTTATTGCGTGAGATTTCTTATGAATGCAGTAGTAGGCGCAAAAAAAGGCAGTAAAAAACAACGGCAACCTGTCATTTCACCAGATTCTGCTCAATCGAAAACCTTTATCAAGGTTCTATATGGTTTAGCTGAAGGCGAGATTGAAGGTTTAGCTAATGGGCTTCAGTCAATTTATTTAGAAGAAACTCCACTTCAGAATGCAGATGGAAGCCTTAACTTTGAAAATGTAAAAGTTGATTTTAGAAATGGTACTAATGATCAGGAATACATTGAAGGTTTTCCTGCAGTAGAAAATGAAACTGCTATCGATGTGGAGCTGAAGTCTGAAACACCGTGGGTCCGCGCTTTTAGTAATCTTGATCTTGACGCAGTTCGTCTGCGCTTAAAATGGGGACCTTTACGTACTCAGAACGCTACAAATGGTGACGTATCTGGCGTAACAATCGAATACGCAATTGATTTACAGATTGATGGTGGTGTCTGGACTGAAGTACTAAAAACCAAAATTTCAGATAAAACATCTGCAAATTATGAACGTGCTCATCGGATTGATTTGCCTCGTGCAGACTCTGGCTGGCTTGTTCGTGTTCGTAGAATTACACCCAATACAACTTCTGAATATATCAGCGACAAGATGTATATTGCAGCTGTAACAGAAGTGATCGATGCGAAATTACGCTATCCAAATACAGCATTATTGGGCCTTCAGTATGATGCTGAGACTTTTGGAAACGTAGCAAAAGTTGCTATGGATACAAAGGGTAGGCTCCTAAAAGTTCCTACTAATTACAATCCAGCAACACGGCAATATGTTGGAATGTGGGACGGTACTTTCAAAGAGGCATATTCCAATAATCCAGCTTGGATCTATTACGACATCTGTACAGTTGATCGCTATGCGCTGGGAGATCGTTTAACTCCGTTGATGATTGATAAGTGGTCCTTATATCGTTTAGCCCAATACTGTGATCAGATGGTACCAGATGGGTTAGGCGGTCAGGAACCACGCTTTACTTGTAATGTTTATCTTCAGAGCGCAGAAGGTGCCTTTGAAATTTTAACTAAGTTAGCTGGTGTATTTCGTGCCATCACATTTTGGGATGGCAATAGCATTATTTGTGATGCGGATATTCCCCAAGATACTTACTTTACATATACCCGTGCCAATGTCATTGATGGCAATTTTGAATACTCAGGAACCCGTGCGCGTGATCGCCATAATGTTGTAAAAATTGCGTGGGATAACCCAGCTAATCACTACAAAACCGAATATGAGTTTGTTCGTGATGAGAAAGCAATTGCTGAAGCGGGCCAAGTTCGTATTCTTGAGCTTGACGCATGGGGATGCACTTCGCGTGGGCAAGCGCAGCGAGCAGGCTGGTGGGCATTAAAGTCTGAGCAACTTGAAACACGTACAGTGTCTTTCAAAGTTGGGCTAGATGGCCATATTCCGCAACCGGGAAGAGTTATTGATATTGCAGATCCATTGTTTGCTGGTCGAGCAAACGGTGGACGTGTATCTAAAATATCAGCAGATCGTAAAAGCATTACGCTAGATCGTGACGACGTTGTGGCAGTTGCTGGTGACCGATTGATTATTAATGGCGAGGATGGCAAAGCTCAAACTCGAATTGTTCAATCGATCTCTGGTCGAGTGGTTACAGTTACTCATGAGTTTGATGCGATTGCAGCACAAAACGTCTGGGTGATTGATGCTCAAGACTTGGCAACAATGAAGTTTCGAGTGATTTCTATTACCCAAGATGAGCATCATCAATTTTCAGTGACTGCACTTCAATATAACCCAGCCAAGTTTGATGCGATTGACAAGGGTGCTTATTTTGATGAGGTTCCGATTTCGATTGTGAACCCAACAATTCAGGATCCTGTAACTAATGTCGTTGTTACTAGTGAAAGCCGAGTTGATCAGGGCATCAATCTAGCAACAATGATTGTATCTTGGGCGCAGGCTAAGGGCGCGGTTAAATATCAAGTTGAGTGGCGTAAGGATGACGGCAGCTGGATTAAGCTTCCAATAACCGGCAATAACTCAGTCGAAGTACCAGGTATTTATGCGGGTCAATATCAAGCACGAGTAACAGCGATTTCAGCATTTGAGATAGCTTCTTTACCAGTTTATTCAACTTTGACTGAACTCTCTGGAAAGCAAGGCTTGCCCCCAAAATTGGCATTTATCCAAGCGACAGGAATCTTATTCGGTATCAAACTTGATTGGGGCTTCCCTGCAACTGGCGCACTTGATACGGCTTATACCGAGATTCAAGTTTCACCAGATGGCACAAGTAACATTGCTCAATTGGGTTTATTTGCTTATCCAACAACGACTCATACTCTGCAAGGTTTACAACCTAACTTAACTCAATTCTATCGTGGCCGTTTGATTGATAGAATCGGAAATATTGGGCCATGGTCGGATTGGACTCATGCGACAACTTCTGCCGATGCTACAGACGTTCTTGAGCTCTTGAATGATCAAATCAGTGAATCTCAACTCAATCAGGATCTTAAAACCAAGATTGATCATATTGAGACTATTGACGCTGAAATTGGTCCAATTAAGCAAGATATTCAGAATACGAAAGATCAGATTGCGCAAGAAGTTAGAGATCGTAAAGACTCTGTTCAGCAGGCTGTAGATCAAGCAAACAATAACCTTGCGTTAGAACGTGAGGCACGAATCAAAGATATTGATTCAACAAATCAGTTGATTGCTCAGGAAGTTCAAAACAGGATTAATGCTGATTTTTCAGAACAAAAAGCTCGTGAAACTGCAATTCTTGCTGAAGCAAAGTTGCGTGATACGGCTATAACATCTGAAAAAGAAGAACGTATTAGTGGTGATGAGCATCTCTCTCAAAGAATTGATACAGTTAGTTCTAGTTCTTCAGATAATGCAGCGGCAATTCAACGTGAGGAAAAGGCAAGAACTGATGCTGATAGTGCATTGGGCAAAAGAATTGATACTGTGGTTGCGCAAGCTGGAGATAATGCAGCAGCAATTCAGCAGGAAGCGAAAGCTCGCGTTGATGGAGATTCAGCAAATGCATCATTAATTGAAACAGTGAGAGCTGAGTCAATTGAAAATGATGTTCAAACTCGTGCTTTGGTTACTGATGAAAGTAAGGCGCGAATTGATGCAGATAGAGCATTAGCTGAACGCGTAACAGGGGTTGAGGTCGTTACTAAACCTGCTTTAATTGGCTCAGAATCTGATTTAATCGGAAATGATGCTGGCTATGCAGGTGTCTGGTCGATTTTATCTGCTGTTCAAGAAGGAGATTTATTACAGGCAAAACGTACAGATCAAGTTATTGTTTCTGTAAATGATAATGCAGCAAGTATCAATTCAGAGCAAATTGCGCGCATTGAAGGCGACAAGATTGTTACAAAAGCGTTGACTGATTATCGGGCGAGTAATGATCTAGCTCTTGCGAATGTTCGGCAAACAGCTGAATCTGCTGTGTCTAATTCAGAAAGCAATGCTAAGGCATTAACTGAATTAGATAGCAGAGTGAATACTGTTGATGCAAATGCTAATGAAGCTAAACAAAATGCAGCTTCTGCAATTAGTAAGGCAGAAACGGCTGTTTCTGAGGCAGGATCAGCAGCATCAATTGCTCAGCAAGCCCACGCGGAAGCATCGACAGCGACAACTACTGCAAATAATGCAGCAGATAATGCGAATGAAGCTAAACAAACATCGGCAACAGCTTTATCAAAAGCTAATGTTGCGGCAGGTCAATCTGCTGCAAATGCAGAGCAAATTCAATCTATTCAGGTTGATTTAAAAGATAAAGCAAGTACAGGTGATATTGTTCAAGTTAAGTCTGACATTAAAGATGTTGATAACAAGATAACTGCTCAAACAACGCGAATTGATGGAGTTTATGCACAGATTAACCCACCGCTAATTGGTTCTGATTCTGATTTGATTGGTAATGATGGCGGTTATGCAGGGGTTTGGTCTGAACAATCAGCACGAATTGAAAGTGATCTTGTTGTAAGTAAGCGAGTTGATTCAACTAATGCTGTACTAGGTGATTTACAAGCTTATACCCAGCAAGAAGTTCAATCACGTATTGAAGGCGATAAAATTACAGTCCAAAAGATTGATAACTATATTGCTAGCAATGACAACGCTCTTGCCATAGTTCGTGATACTGCAAAAATTGGTGTCGATCAATCTTCAGCAAATATTGAAGCTATCAAGAACATCAATATCGAGTTGAAAGACAAAGCCACTACTGGTGACATTACTCAAGTTAAGTCGGATATTAAGGAGGTTGATAAAAAGGTTACTGCTCAAACAACGCGAATTGATGGAGTTTATGCACAGATTAACCCACCGCTAATTGGTTCTGATACTGACTTGATCGGTAATGATGGAGGTTATGCAGGCGTATGGTCAGAGCAATCTGCTCGTATCGAAGGTGATTTGGCTCAATCCAAACGCACAGATCAAGTGTCTGCACAATTGAATGACAGCAATGCTTTGTTTCAGCAACAAATCAATGCGAATGCTAGTGCTATTTCTTCAACGATAAAAGTAACGGAAACGTTGCAAACTAAAGTCGGTGAGAATAGTGCGTCTATTCAAAATGTCACTGAAAGTGTGGATGGTATCTATGCTCAGCAGTTTACTAAGTTCGATGTAAATGGCCATGTTTCTGGTCATGGATCAATGAATGATGGTACGACTTCTACTTTCATTTTTAACTATGATTGCATCCAATTTGGCACACCTGTGGGTATTGACGGTATAGAGCCAAAGCCATTAATGACACTGCAAAATAAGCCAGTGACTTTGCCAAATGGCACTGTTATTCCGCGTGGTTTGTATGTCGATAATGGTAGTTTTGGATATATCAATGCCAATCGGATCTGGGCAGAAAACTTAAGTGTTATTAGTGCGGACTTGGGAACAATTAAAGTCAAAACTGCGAATATTGAAGATGGCGCAATTGATACTCTAAAGATCAAGGATGAGGCTGTAACTGTACCGATAGGAGTTAAAGCAATTGATATCAAAACTATCAATAGTTTTTCAGGAGGATCAACTGGTGGGTTGCCTAATAATGATTTTAATAACCACCTATCAGCGTGGGAAAATCATATAGGTACTCTTTTACAAGTAACTTTAAATAGAAGTGGTGGAAAAGTTAGAATTGATGCTTCAGTAAATATATGTACGCCTACTTTTGGTGCTTTTAGTGTAAGTGACGGACGAGGTAATCCTATTGCAGCAAATGATAGAGCAATGGCTTCTTTTTATATTTCTATATATAGGAATGGGGCTTTAATAGGCAGGGGTTCACTAGGCGCAAACCTTGAGACAGGAAATATTAATGTCAATTTTAATGGTACTGCAGTTATCGTCTCTGCTATTGATGATGTTAGTACAGTGGGCAATGTTACATATACACTTAGAGCAGGTTTTGCTCGACAGGAGGGTGTTAATATCCCCTTAAATATCAGTTCCAACAATACCTTTATAATCACTTCAAGAACATTAAGTGTTATTGAAATGAAGAAATAACAGCACCCAATTGGGTGCTTTTTTATTGCCTAAACGAAAGGGGGAAGGCATGACTGAAAATGAATCATACGGGTTGAGATTCGAAAAGAAAATTGACTCTATTCAAAGTGATATTCGCATGTTGTCAGATCATGTTACTCGACTGACTTTTATTAATGAAGCGCACAAAGAGACTAGCGAACAGAACAAAAAGGATATCGATACATTGGATATCAAAGTCGCCAATTTAGAAAACCGCACAGCAGCGCAAGATGGTGGAATTTCTGTGCTGCGTGTATTGCTGGGAATATTTGCAGGCATTGTATTTTCATTGTGTGCGTGGGTTGGATCTTCAATTATTCAATTAAGCCAAGACCAGTCTTTAATTAAAGAGAAAGTATCACGGTTGGAGGAAGCAAAAAGATGAACAGTGAAAATACTCGCGCATATCTAGCTTTCGCATTGGTTGGGTTAATGTTTGTGTTAGTGATAGCTTTATTTTTTGTGGATATGCCACGTGAAAATAGCAATCTGATTAATACGGCATTGGGTTTTATTGCTGGGGCTATGACAACTGCATGTGGCTTTTATTTTGGTAGCTCTGAGTTAGAGAAAAAGAAAGGTGAATCCAATGACAACTAAACCATTCTTTGATGCTGCTCGAGTTATCGCAGGCGGCAAGCTTACACAAGCACAAGTAGACGAACTAAATAAGGTGGTCGATAAACTTGCACCTGGTGGGAAAACTACAAGTGATGTTGGTGTAAACCTAATATCTGGTTTTGAAGGCACACGATTCACAGCCTATGACGATGGTGTAGGGGTTTGGACCATTGGTACTGGCACCACAGTTTATCCTAATGGCGTGAAGGTAAAAAAAGGGGATGCTTGTACACCTGAGCAAGCTAAAGCCTACTTCAAACACGACTTGGCCAAATTTGAAAAGACTGTAAATGAATCTGTGATAGTGCCTTTAAGTCAAAACCAGTTTGATGCTTTGGTATCGCTGACTTACAACATTGGCTCAGGTGCATTTAATAATTCAACCTTATTAAAAAAACTGAATAAAGGTGACTATCAAGGCGCTGCCGATCAATTCCTTGTATGGAACAAAGCAGGCGGTAAAGTTATGAAAGGTCTAGTTCGTCGCCGAGAAGCAGAACGAGCACTCTTTTTAAAGAAGTAACTTATATGTGCAAACGTACCAAAGTTGCATCGATCATCACATTGCTGTGCATTCTATTATCAGGTTGCACAGCTCACACTATAAATAGTAATGTGAACGTCTCGATTTGTGTAAGGGCTTTGTGATGTCGCAAGTCATGATCATGGTTTCGGAAGCGGGCAGGATGGAGAATACTTGCAATCTACCCGCTGACTTAGATAAGAACGGGAATGTACTTAAAATCTATGACTACTCATTAAAAGAGTTGCCGATTAATTTGGACGGCACCGTGACTTACAACGGTAAAAGATGGACCTTTGATAAGAAGCAAAATTAGGTCAAAAACCTGTGGATAAAAAGCGCATTACGCCAAATCTACGCCAAAATATAGTTAAGTAGTTGATTTAATATAA